GTCGTAGATAGATCTGCCAACTTTATAATACCCATCAGGTGTGTAGTCATCAGGAGTATCTCCACCTCCAATAACAGTGCCGTCAGGAAGAGTGTAGAGAGGCTGTTTAGTAGGAATACCAGCCGACCCAGCATCAACACCGGGTGGAGTTGTACCTTGAGGTAAAGGCGTATCCGGCCCTATCCCAATATCAATACCTGTTGGAGTTGTATCTAAAGGAGGTGGGTCATAAAATACGCCAGTTGGCATTTCGGCAAGTGTTTCAGGCAGCACAGGTGGGGCATAGTTTGGACTGTAAGGATTTCTAGCGTCTAACACTTTTTGCTGCGCCATAATGTCTGTTACGAAATCTATTTCGTTAGATGTAACTTCTCGCCCTGTACTACCAAAAAATTCTCTAAGTTTTGCGTCAAGCTCATCACCACTATAGTCTGGGCTGTTAGGGTTGCTAGCCTCACGTTGTTTAAACTGCTCGTCATACCTTCTAGCGGCTGCAAGTTGGTCTTCTTGAAAACCTTCTCCACCTTGCCCTGTAAACTGTTTTATTATTGCGTCATAATCTACCCCGTCATAGTCATCGTATCTGCCATCAGGTTTAAGATAATCAAGATTAGCCTCTAACTCTTCTTGAGTAACTTGTTGGGGATCTACATAGGCTTTAACCTGTTCAGCAGTTTGAGTTTGCAGCCCCCTACCTACAAATCGTTGTTCTTCTTCTGGAGTAGGAGTATATCCAAACCCTTCGAATATTTCTTTAACTTCGGCGGGATCGGTATAGTTTCTATTTATGTATTCTTCTACACCCCCTTGTAATTTTATTTCTTCATTCGTTGGTGGCGGAACGTCTGCAGGGGCGCTTTGAGAAAAATTAATTAAATCTTGGACTATAGGAGGAGCATCAGGCACAAGAAGTGGAGTTAGTACACTCTTTTTTTCTCCGGCAGCGTTCCAAGCTAATACTTGCTCTGCAATTGGAAGTTTATTAAATGCTGCTGTGTACTCTTCACTAAAAAGATCTAGCCCTTCTAACGGATTTGGCATTGCAGTTTTGTCGGAAGTAGAGTCAGGGGTGCTTAACGGCGCAAAAGTTTCTTTAACTATTTCCGCGCTGCCATATTTTTTGTATACCCCATTTAATAAGGCTTGATACGCATCTCTATCCCCCAAATCTTTAGTAACCTTTAGAAGTTCTGCATCTTGTTTAGCAGTAGAATTAGGATCAAGAGTTGATGTTAAAGTAAATGGTTGGCGCTGCACATTATCAGCGTCAAGCCCTGTGCTGCCAGTAGTTACAGATTTAAACAACTTGCTTGCAGCGTCTATAGCTGTTGCAGGGTTTTCTCTACTTAAATCTTTTAAATTAGGATTAAGTTTAGCAATCTGTTCTTGCATAGCAGCTACAGATTTAGGAAATACCTCTTCAAATACGCTAGTGCTAGTAAAGCTACCATCAGGATTTTCTGTTATTGTTTCCAGAGTTTCATTATTGTCTCCAGTAACTGTATATTTGTTTTCTGCGGAATTATATTCTGTTGTAACTACTCTATTGTATCTTGGGTCAAACCTAGAAACTGTAATGGGAGCGTTTGTAAACCTATACGTGCCGTCATTAGTTCTTTTTAGACGAGCTTTACCAGAAGCTATGTCTGCATCTGTAACATCAGAAAGATTATCTGCAAGGCTTACCGCATCTTCTCCAGCAAACGGACTTATTTCCTGATCGTATTCTTGTTTATTTACGAGATTTGAACGCCCTGTAGCAAGCCAATGAACATAAGGATCAGATTCAGGATTAATAGAATAACGCTCTCTGTATTCTTCCTCATTAAAATCTGGACGTAAGGCTAGTGTAAACGCTTTACTTGTTTCTTTATAAAATGGTTTAGTAACGTCATCCAAGTTAGATTGGTTCGTAAGCAGTGTATCTTGTGCTGCATCGACGTTATTTAATGATCCAGTATGTATTTCTAAGGCTTTATCGTATTCAGCACGTAGAGATTCTTCTCCAGCCGTTATATCGTTATATTTAGTGTTCCATGCTACAAGCCGGTCACGAAGTCCTTGATCTGTACGCCCACCTTCTTCGTAAGCGGCATTGTCATCCTGCCATTGTTCAAGACTAGAAAAACCTTCTACTTCTCCGTTTCTCATAGCTGTAGCGTTAGCTATTACTTTATTAACTGCATCTGCAGCCGCATCTACAGGTAATGCTGTTTCATTTGCTTTTTGTGCAGCGGTTTCAAAATTACTCACACTATCTGATATGTTAGTAAATGCTTTATCTAAGTCATTACTTTCAATAACAACATCTATAGCGGCGTTAATTTTTCCTTGAAATTCTTCAGAAACATCAACTTTTCTAGCTTCGAGAGGATTTGTACCTTCATATGCAGTTCTAGATATATCGCCTACAACCCTAGCTATTTGTGCTGCAGAATTATTAGACAAGTCTTTATTGGAAATTGCACGTATTGTAGTTTCAGCAGTAGTAATAGCAGGAGCTACTACCTTAGCGATTTCATTTTCACTTGGTACCTTCCCTTCAGAAAGCGAGCTAGCTACCGCTGCGGCAGCACCCCCTGATATAACTTCTTTTGCTGCGTCTGGTAGACTGTTGTAGCCTTCAACGGCAGTGGCTAATTGTTCGCTAATAGTTTTCTTCGCAAGATTAAAATTATCTGCAAATGCCGCGCTTTGTAAGTATTCTGCTTCCCCACTTAACGTGTCATTACCAGAACCACCGATAAGAACATCATCCCCGTCGCCACCAGCAAAATTTGCAACGGCAGTAACAGCGGCAGCAACAGCGGCAGTTTGTCCAGCTTCAGCCGTATCACCTCCAGAAGCCGCCGCATTAACTATTTGTCGTGCAGCAGCGCTTGCAGCAGCATTAGCTATCTTAGCGGTAAAACTACCAGCTTCTAAGTTAAGACTATTAGATAAAAGAGACCCAGTATTAGCTCCACTTGTTGGGGCCAGTGCGTAAGCCGTACCTGCGGCGAAAGCTATATCTAAGGGACTGCCACCGTTTCTTGCAGAGTTTACTCCAGCCACCGCTGCCATAGCAAAAGGATTTCCTGAAGCTATAGCGCCTAGTTGAATTATAGTTCCAAGAGGGTCATCTGTCATACCCTTTACAACATTGCTAGTCATACTAACAACCGGCTCAAGTACCGCATCCATAGCAAAATCTGCGACGCTGCTTACAGCCTCACCTACAAACTTAACAGGTGCTGTGACTACTTTGGCTACACTACCCATTTAAGGAATCCTCGGTATGGAGTCACTACCAGCCCTAAAATAAGCTAAATAGTCTCCTTTATCATCTTCTCCGATATATACTTTACTATCTGTATTCTTGTTAACTACACGTTGCACTAGTTGTATTAACTTTAATACTTCAGAGCCAACAAACGAAGTAGAGTAATGCGTAATGCCTTTTTCACGTATATATTCTAAATAGTCTAAAGTATTGTTAAGATAGTTTTTACCAGTATCTATATTAAATGCACGTCCTACCATTTTGTTTTTATTAGGGCCAACACCGCGATTTGCTAGGAATACAGTATTGCCAAATTGAACAGTATCAGCAGTGGGTAACGTACTTTCTTTTGCTATAATAGCTAACACTGTAGCTATTGGAGTATCTCCAGTATCAATTTGATGTACTGCTTTAGCAACAATCTCCCCGCTAGGTAATTCTTTGTCACTACTGCTTATAGTTTCCATACGAGCCATATTGATCTACCCAATCTCTAAGAAGCTAGCAACTACGTGTAACCTGTTAGCAGTAGCGGCATTAACTTTTATAATCTCGCCTTCTTCAACTACTAATGGGGCTGTAAGCAGCTCTATAGTAGTGTTTGCGCCTACCGTCTTAACTTTAAACAAACTGAAAACAGCGCTTGCAGCATTAGTAAGTGTGACAGTTATAGTATCTGCATTACCAGAGTCTTCAGATACTAATATAGATTTAAATATAGCCGTTGTAGCTGTAGGGCAAGTATACAACGTAGTCACACTAGTAGCAGTAAGATCTAACTTAGCATTTTTATAGTTGTTAGCCATTAGCTTATAAACCACGCGGCAGATTCGGCATACTCTTGCGCTAAAGCATCTCTTAACGTGCCATCCACTTTAGTAAAATATAACCTGAGTGTTTCGTTGTACTGATTAAAATATGACCGTTCGTACTCTGTTGGGGCAAAAGCAAGAGGTGGAGAAACAAAATCTAAGTTTGTATTAAAAGTAGAGGACATTATCTTCTCCCATCAACACGCATATCTAAACGAGGTGAACCTAACTGCCATTGTACTCCAGTTGTAGTAGACTCAATCTTTATAGACATTTGCCTACCACGTACACGTATATCTAACTGATTAGTGTATTTTTCTACTGGAGCAGTAGCAGACCTTACAACCGCTCCTGTGCTGTTACCTCCTTCTGAAACTGGATTGTTGTACCCAGAACCAGAATTTTGCAGAGGTAGAAGCGTCAGAGATGCAGTGGGCGCGTCTGCTGTAGAGCCTTCAAAGTTCATATCTGGCAGTATACGCGTCACAAGCGTAAATCTATCTCCATCATTTGTATCAAATTCCCCGGAAGTTATATGAGCATTTATAGCTGTTGTAGTGCCAGTTTCGTTGTCATCAATACCTTCTTCATGGTTAACTATATTAGAGTTATAGGTAGCTGCAAACGGGAAATCACGCATCCCGGAGTCTAACCAAGCAGTTCTAGCTAAAGTACCGTGATACCAAATTTTGTCCTGATGATTGTATATAACATATCGATCTATGGTGGTAGCTTCATCAGAGCAATAAAACCACCATATTTCATGGTATTCTTCGTTCGTGCCAGCAAATATTTGATCGACCTGTAGTTTATTAAGACTAGTAAATACGTGTCGTAACAAGTCACATTTTAATGTTTGTACTATACTACCATCAGACGTATAGAATTTATCTTTGCCCATCCAATAAGAAGCACCATTTGCATACGCAACTGCTTTAGTAGATATTATAGACGTGTTTTCTCCTATAAGCTGTGCGCCCCAAACTACTTGTCCTCCTACATACTGCAAGCTGTACATAGCGGTATCGGTCCATATGTTCACTGCTTGCCTAGCTTGACGAGCAGATATTATTTCTGACCCTCTTGATAGGCGCAAACTACCCGCTTGATTAGTAGCTGAAGGAGTCCAATTGGTTGCATCTTCTTGGTCAGACCATCTAATAAGCATAGGATCTTGAGTACTCGTACCTATGGTATTAGCGCCAAAACAAAAAACAAATCTATTTATGTCCGATATTAATATTAAATTTTGTACTGTAGGTACATCTGAAGCGCCACTAAGAGAGGAAAGAAGAACCCCACGAGTGGTTACCGTATCGTCAGCAGTCCAGTAGTATATTGGCCCTTGTTTTGGTCCAAATATAAGATCTTGCCCAAAATTAGATTGACTCCACGTACGTAAAGACACAGTGGAAACTCCACCATTATTCCATGTACTATCACCCCATGCACCTGCACCCCAACCATTTAAAGGCACAGGCACTGCAGGGCCGGGGCTTATTTGATAAGCAGAATCGGTAGCACTACCTCCATTACCCGAATCTGAAGCATTAGCAGCTACGGATGCGGTTATAGTATATGTATTTACGTTAGTTACGGATACAACTTGGTACTCTGTATTTAATATAGTAGCAGTTATATTTCCGCCAAGAGACACTGCACTGCTAAAAGTAACAAAATCATCCACAGATGCCCCATGTCCATTATCTGTTACCGTTAGTGTAGTAGAGCCATTAGTAGCAGCAAAGGTAGTTGAATTAGTAGTAGTAGCTCGAAGAGGGGTTATATCGTAATAACTACCACCTAACTCTAAATAAAACTTTAGATTAGTACCAACAGCAACTAATTTTTGATTAGCTAGTGTAAGCCAAGCCCATAAAGACCTACAAACTCCTAGAAAAGTATTTTGCGATATACGTTGCCAACCTCCTATTTTTTCAGGAAATTGCTGACGAAAACGTACTTTATCGCAGTCATACCACCCATTCTCAGCGGAATATCTAGTTATTTCTTTGTTTATGCCCGCTTTTAACGTCAGTTTCTTTAAGGACATTACTAATTACTCCTAAACCTCTCCATAAACAGGAATAGAGGTTGCTTGTACAGTTACACTCTTTTTTAACCCAAGATCTGCTCCGCAGTCCGAACATTTATCAGCGGCTAACTCTGATTCATCAAGGTCATACCCACAAGCGGCACATACTATCTCTATGCTGTGTGATGATACTACAGTACCATCTGCTAATTGTTCAGCTTTTACGTCTTTTTTCATGCTATTACTTTCATTCAAACGATTAATTAGGTGTGAGAAACAAGATCCTCTCAGCAACCCTACGTCTAACTAAACCTTTTAACACACGTCCACCAGCCTTACGCCACTTAGGAAACTCATCCGCTGCACCTTCATAGTTTTGACGGTTCAGTAACATTCTGAGTGTAGAATTTTGCACGTTCCCACTCCCAATATTGAACCCCCAACTACAAACCGCAGAAAATTGATTTACAGTCAAAGGTGTTTTGATAAGTCTTTTAACTGCGTTCTCAATATGATGCACTTCTTTTCTGAGCAAAGCCTCGCCTTGGTCTTTCGTAATATTAGGATGGTCAGCGGTGAGAGGATGTCCGTCAATATCCCATGTAGAGCCGTATGCAATCGTCCAACGGTTTGCAGGGCAAAGGTAAGGTTCAGCAGACCAACCCTCAAAACTTTTAATTATCTCCAAGCCCTGCTTATTTATTTTCACGTCTGTTGCTTCCTCGCCATCGTCCTGCTGCCAAACCAAAATGAAACAACTGCAGCCCAGATAGCTTGAAACTCATCATTCCAGATCATTTTAAATTGCTCCATAGTCATCCAATCCATACTGACGCAGAGGGTTAAAACACCAAATTCTAGTGCCAAAGCATACGTTAAAACAGGGCGCACAGAAGCCGCTAAGTTCACACACCAAGGGCTTGCCTTTGCTTGCAGATTAGCATCATGTTTTAGTAACGCCTCACTCTCACGAATGTCAGCTTCAACATGGGTCATTTGCAGCTTCTGCGCTCCTAGCACCTTCTGGTTCTCTAGCTGCTTATCCATCAAGCGCAATTCGTGTGCTTTGTCTTGTTTGTCTTGGAAGAAATCCATCACTTTAGGCAGAAAGCTAGTACCAAAACCTAAAACTGAACCTAGTAAACTAAGCATAATATGCTCCTATCTTATATTTTTTAGATGCTTTTCTTTTGTTTCCAATTTAATTTTTTAAAGTTTTGTCCTGATGAAACAAGACAAGATATTTCATTTTGTACGCCTGTGTGTACTATTGTAAAAGAACCTTCAGCACTAACAAATACTGTAAGTACTATACTAGTACCAAAAACACCTGTATAGACTGGCTTTTCATTAAACTTTCGGTCTAAAAACAAAATTACTTCTGTGGCTGACGCACACCTTAGAACGGGTTGAGTAACAACTTTAACAGGTTCTGCTGGAGTTGTTTGGCATCCTGCTAAAGTAAAAAGAATAAGTAGCAAGGGTGCTGCTAAAGTCACAAGAACTATAAATATTGGCTTTGTTTTTCCTTTTTTACTATCTAAAATTTTTCTCATGACTAGTTACTCTTGTTTAGGAT